CCTTTCTGCAATTTTGATATAGAGATTATCGCATATTGTCGAATTAAAAGCAACAAGAAAGGGGAAAACATGGGAAGTTTTGAAACAATGGGTATAGAAGAAATTGCACAAGCGTTTGAGAATGACGCAAAAAGAGTGCAGGAAGTTGTACCAGCTATGCTAAAAGCAGGGGCAGCAGTGTTGGCAAAGAGACAAAAGGAAGAGGCAGAAAACTACGGATTGCGTGATACGGGAATGATGATTTCATCAATAAAGCCCACGAGAATAAAAAAAAAGGGTGGCGCTACAGTAGTTGATGTTTACCCACAAGGAAAAGCGAAACACGGAAACGAAAGAAAAGGAGATAAAAGTAATGTTAGAAATGCAACGATTGGTTTTATAGCGGAACGTGGGACGAGTAAGACAGCACCAAAACCGTGGCTAACCGTTGCAACAAACAGAGCAGAAAAAAGAATAAGAGAGGTGCAGTTAGAAATATGGGAAAGAGAGATGCATAAATGAGTACCATAAAAGAAGTGCTTGAAAGCGCAGGGCTGCCAGCAGAAAGAGGCATATATACTGGAAAAGAAAAACCGCCAGCGTATTACACATTCTTGCGGCTGCTGAAAGAGGCGGCAGTGAGTGCCGACGATAAAGAGGCAGCAGGCAAGGAAATGTATAGGGTTACGCTTTTCCATAAGGGAGATTTTGAGGCGCAGCTAAACAAAACTCTGGAAGTGCTGACGGCAGCAGGTGCTTACATAAACAGTGTAGATGCAGAAAGTTACGAAACAGATACCGGGTACTGGCTTGTACCTATCACAATCGAATTGTTAAAGGAGTGACAAAATAATGACATTAGGATTAAAAGACCTTTACTATGCTGTCTGCACAGAGGCAGAGGGCGCAGAAACTTACGGAGCGCCTAAGAAAATGGCAGAGGCAATGGAAGCAGATTTATCTGTAAAAACAGAAACGGCAGACTTGTACGCTGACGACGCATTAAGTGAGAGCGTAAAAGAATTTACAAACGGAACATTAAAGCTGGGGATTAAAGACCTTACGCCGGAGACGCTGGCAGAGGTACTGGGGCAGCTGGTAGACGAAAATAAGGTAGTGTGGGCTGGTGGAGATGACGAACCGCCATTTCTGGCTATTGGTTTTAGGGCTGCCAAAACTGGCGGCAGATACAGATATATCTGGTTACTAAAATGTAAATTTGAAGTACCGGGGGAAAAGTACAAAACCAAAGGGGAAAAAATCGAATTTCAGACACCAGAAATTACAGCGACATTCTACAAGAGAAAGAAAGATGCAAAATGGAAAGCTGACTTTGTGGGAACAGAAAAAGATAAACCAGCAACAACATGGTTTACGGCAGTACCAGAGCCAGCGCCGAAAATGACAGAAGTATAAAAAGAGAATATGAGGAAAGGAGAAAGGCGTAGCGTAGGCTGCGCCTTAATTTTATGCAATGAGCGCAATGAATGACGGCGGTTATACCGTGGAACTGAAAGGAAAAAAGTACAGATTGCTTTTTACCCTTAATGCACTGGAAGAATTGCAGGAAAAATGCGGGGGATATGACAAGTTGCCAGAGGTATTTAACCAGAATAACCCAGACTGGGTAAAGGATACTAAGTGGCTGCTTACTATGCTGATTAACGAGGGACTGTTAGAAGAGGACGAAAACGCAGAGCTTTTAACAGAAGAAAAAGTAGGCAGAATGATACATTTAGGAAATATGCGAGAAGTACAGAACGCTATCTTTGCATCTTTTGCCGTTGGGACAGCCGGAGACGGAAACGGAGACGAAGAGGAAAGCGGAGAAAGTGAAACGGGGGAAATGGCAGCCGTGCAGGAAAATTAAATACTGCACGGCTTTTATATATCGCAATCGGACTGCTGGGGTACAAAGAGCGTGAGGCGTGGAGAAAAACGCCTTACCAGATTGTGACACTGTTTAAGTACCACAAGGAATATAACCCGCACATTTTCCGGCAAGAGCAGGCAGCAGAACCGATAGCCGCAGAGGAAATGGACGACATAGACAAGGCTTTAGGGGGACTGTAATTTATGGGCGATACAAGAGAAATAAAAACACGTCTTAGCTTTGACGGCGAGGCAGAGTATAAAGCAGCCTGCAAAGGTATTAACAGCACCCTTAAAGTGCTTAATTCAGAAATGAAACTTGTAACGGCTGAATATAAGGGGAACGAAAAAAGCGCAGAGGCGTTGCGGGCAAAGCAGGAAGTATTAAAAAAGACTTATGACGAGCAGGCTAGAAAGATTAAAGAAACCGAGGCGGCGTTAGAAAAATGTCGTAAGTCAACAAGCGAAACAAGCGAAGAAACAAAAAGATTGGAAACGCATTTAAACCACCAGCGGGCAGCACTTATAAATACTGAAAAAGAGTTAGAGGACATAGGAGAAAAAGCAGAAAAAGCAGGACATAAATTTTCTGACTTAGGCAGTGTTTTAGACGGGCTGGGCGGTGCAATGGCAAAAGGTGTAACCGTTATAGGTACGGCAGCCGCAGCAATCGGCACAGCGGTAGTAGCGGGACTTGCGTACACGGTAAGCCAAGCAGATGCAGCCAAAGGCGCACTTAACGATTTTTGCGCCTCTACGGGAACGGCGACAGAAGAGGCAGACCAGTACAAGCAGGTTATGGAGAATATCTATAACGGTAATTATGGCGAGGGCTTTGAAGATATAGCAGCGTCTATGGCAACAGTCAAGCAGCAGGCGGGCGATTTGGGAGCGGACGAGCTGGAAAAAATGACGACCAACGCATTAACCCTGCGTGATACGTTTGAAATGGACGTAGCGGAAAGTACAAGGGCTGCAACGCAGCTGATGCAGCAGTTTGGAATATCCGGCGACGAGGCATATAACCTGATTGCGCAGGGAGCGCAGCAGGGGCTTAACCAGAACGGGGACTTGCTGGACGTTATCAACGAATACAGTAACCAGTATGCGCAGGCAGGGCTAAGCGCCGAGGATATGTTTAACTCTATCCAGAATGGGGCAAATGAGGGCGTATGGAGCATTGACAAAATGGGCGACGCTTTCAAAGAGTTTAATATACGAATGAATGACGGCACGGCAAACGAATACCTTACCAGTCTGGGATTGAACGCAGACGAAATGGTAGGAAAATTCCAAGCCGGGGGAGATAGTGCAAAAGAGGCAATGAGCCAGATAAGCGAGGCGCTAAAGAATTGCGACGACGAAAGCCTACAGTATACCGCAGGCGTAGGGCTTATGGGTACTATGTGGGAAGATATGGGCGCTGATGCCTGCACTTCCCTTATGGACGTTGAGGGGCAGATAAGCAAGACAACGGACGCAATGGGACAGATTAACGCCGTTAAGTATGACACATTCGGCGAGGCTATGCAGGGCGCAGGCAGGATATTGCAGACCAGCTTTATTATGCCTATCGGAGAGCAGGCATTACCGATTTTCAGCCAGTTTGTAAATGAATTGCAGCAGGGAGCAGCCGCAGCAGGCGGGGATATGGGGAAAATGGCGCAGAGTTTTGGGGACGCTTTAGCAAATATGGTAAGCGGGCTTTCTGATATGCTGCCACAGATTACCACGTTTGCCGTGGAGCTTGTAACCGGGCTTGCAGACGGCATAGTAAACAGTGCGCCTACAATCGTGCAGGCTGGGGTAGATATGATAACGTCTTTTGTAGACGGGATTATAACAGCCATTCCTACCCTGACAGAGAGCGCCGTAGAAATCGTAACAACGCTGATTGACGGTATTGTAGAGCTGATACCAGATATAGCAGAGGGAGCGGTACAGATTATTGCAGGACTGGCAGAGGGACTGGGGCAGGCATTGCCGGAGCTGATACCGAGTGTCATAGATGCAGTGCTTACAATCGTGGAAACGCTGGTAAACAATGTGCCTATGCTGATTGATGCAGCTATACAGCTTGTAACCGGGCTTGCGGACGGAATTATAGAGGCGCTGCCCGTGATTATCGAAAGGCTGCCGCAGATTATAACAGCTATTATAAATGCGCTGATTGAGGGCATCCCGCTTATTTTGGAAAATGCCGCAGAGATTGTGGTAGCGCTGGTAGACGGAATTATTAACGCAATCCCGCTTTTGATTGCGGCAGTACCGCAGATTATCGTAGCCATTGTAACGGGACTGATTGAGGGATTGCCGAGAATTGCAGCCGCAGCCGTAGAACTGGTAAACACCATTATAGGAAAACTGGCAGAGTTGCCGGGGCAGATTGCCGGAGCAATAGCAGACGGTATAAATAAAATAGCCGAGTGGGGCGCACGTATGCAGGAAAAAGGCGGCAACGTGATTACGGAGTTTATAACAAAGGTTATTACCATTGTTAAGGAACTGCCGCAGAAAATTTGGAACGGCATTGTAGGTGCAGTTACCAGAGTAGCCACATGGGGCGTAAATATGCAGACCAAAGCAAAAGAGGTTATGAACACAATGCTTACGAACATTGTAACCATTGTGCAGCAGACACCGCAGAAAATTTGGAACTGCATTGTAGGGGCGGTAAGTCGTGTAGCCACATGGGGCAGCAATATGCTTTCAAAAGCCCGTGAGGTAATGAACAGCATGGTAACTGGTATTGTGAATATTGTTACACAAGTGCCGCAGAAAATCTGGAACTGCATTGTAGGGGCGGTAAGCAGAGTAGCCACATGGGGCAGCAATATGCTTTCAAAAGCCCGTGAGGTAATGAATAGCATGGTAACTGGAATTGTAAACATAGTTACGCAAGTGCCGCAGAAAATTTGGAACTGTATCGTAGGAGCGGTAAGCCGTGTAGCCACATGGGGCAGCAATATGCTATCAAAAGCCCGCGAGGTAATGAATAGCATGGTAACTGGCATTGTAAATGTGGTTACACAAGTGCCGGAAAAAATCTATAACAGCATATCCGGCGCAATTTCAAAAGTAGCCCAGTGGGGGACAGAGGTAAAAAACAAAGCCGTAGAGGGTATGCGAATGGTGCTTGACGGTATCACGGGCGTATTTTCAAATATTGGAAGTACATTTGCAGAAATCGGCAGCAATATTGTAAGCGGTATCTGGAACGGCATAAGCTCTGGCTGAGATTGGCTGAAAGATAAAGTTTCAAACCTTGCAAATAGTTTGCTCGACGCAGCAAAGGACGCTTTGGGAATTGAAAGCCCGTCAAAAAAGTTCCGTGACGAGGTTGGTAAATTCATGGCGCAGGGTATTGGCGTAGGCTTTTCTGATGAAATGGACAACGTAAACAGAATGATTGAGAAGAGTATACCGAGAGAGTTTGACACTGGCGTAAAGGTTGATGTAAGAAAAGACATTGATTTTGACGACGACGGGGACAAGCCAAAACCAAGACCAAGAGGCGGCGCAGCTGGTGGCGGTTTTACCGTTATCCAGAATATTTACGCAAATACCACAGATTATGCAAAGCAGCAGAAAGAGGCAGCAAGGCAGTTTAAGATGATAGCAAGGACGGTGTAGCCTATGGAATATGAAAAACTGACTTATACAAATGAAAGAGGCGAGAGCGTAGAGCTTAGCACAGAAAGCGTGTACCATTGCAACGTAAGCAAGGACGTAGAGGGAATAGCGGGCGTTACGAATGTGGTATACAGCACAAACAGTATGGGGCAGCATGGCGACACCTACGTAGGGCAGCGTATCGAGGCACGGGACATTGATATACTGGGGCATATCAACACAAGGGACAAGGCGCAGGCGTACGAACTGCGCCGCCAGCTGCTTAAAGTATTGAACCCAGAGCTTGACGGTACGCTTTCCTATGAGTTTGGCAGCTTTAAGCGTGTTATAAACTGCCGCCTGCATGGAGAACCGAAGATAGAGCGAAAAAAGGTGCTGTTGGAGTTTTCTATACCGCTTGAGTGCCTTAACCCGTTCTGGCGGGAAGTTGAAGAAACAAAGGAAGATATAGCAAGCTGGGTAGCGGCGTGGCATTTTCCGTGCGTGATTGAAAAGGATAACCCTAAGAGCATGATTTACGGATACAGAGCGGAAAGCGTGATTGTAGATTGCTATAATGAGGGCGACGTATCCACAGGTATGCGGGTGCGATTTGTGGCTTTGGGGACAGTAAAGAACCCTATTCTTTTAAATGTGGATACTGGGGAATTTATTAAAATCAATGTCACAATGCAGACCGGGGACACGATAGAAGTAAGCACAAAATACGGCAGCAAGGGGGCAAAGCTGATACGTGACGGAGTGGAAACAGACTATTTCCGATATGTGGACGTAGACAGCACTTATATGCAGCTTGCCATAGGCGACAATAATTTTCGATATGATGCGGAAAGCGGCGTAAATTCTATGGAAGTTTCCATTTTCTACAACAAGGAATATCTGGGGGTATAAGTATGGAGCTTAGAGTATTTGATAAAACCATAGAGCCGCTGGGGGCAATCGACGAGCTGGCAAGTCTTTTATGGCATATAAAATATTTTGATGTGGGAACATTTAGCCTGCTTGCACCGATTACAGACAATAACAGTAAGTTGCTGATAGAGGGCAATGTGATTGTAAAGCATGACGGAAAGCAGGAAGTTACAGACGCAAACGGCGGCATCTGGCGCAGGGCGGCACAGATTACCTACGTGCATATTACGAAAGACGAGAACGGGTTAGAGCAGATAGAGGCGCAGGGCTTTACATTGAGCCGCTGGCTGGGAAAACGCTGCATATACCCGCAGATAGTGGCAACAGCCACAAACCAGAGTTTAATAAATACTATGGTAACGAAAAACTGCGGCAGCGGGGCAGCAGAGAAAAGGCGGTTTAAACAGTTTGAAACGCTGACGCAGGAAACCATAGCAGGCAGTCAAGTGGAGTATTCTAACCAAGTGTGTGCTAATCTGGGGACAGAAGTAAAAGCACGGGCGCAGGCTGGAAAACTGGGCTATGACATTTTGATAAACGAAAGAGAGAAGAAATACGGCTTTTATCTGTATAAGGGCAAAGACCTTACAGCGAAAAACGACGAGGGTAACACGCCCTGCATATTTTCAAGAGATTTTGACAATGTAAACGAGCAGGAATATACAGCTAGTATAGAAAACTGCGGCAATTTTATTTATGTGCAGGGAGCAGCAGACGACAGCGGCAGCCAGCCTATTGTAACCGTGGACGGAGAGGGAGCGACGGGCATAGAGCTGGACGAGGTTTTTTGTGATGCCACAGACATTGCACGCAAATACCAGAGCGGGGAAACAGAGATAACGATACCGCTTAGCGAATATTTGCAGATGCTTAAGACAAGGGGAGAAACAGAGTTAGAGGGATACGGGAAAAACATAAATTTTGTATCGACCATTAACACAAACTCAAACCTAAAGTTTAAGGTTGATTTTGACTTAGGGGACAGAATTACTTGCAAAGAGGAAAAATGGGGTATACAGATAGATGCACGGATAACCGAGGTAAAAGAGATTTACCAAAAAGGCACAGAAGAAATAGAGGCAACATTTGGGGAAAGCCTGCCTACTCTGGTGGATAAAATTAGGAAAGTGAGGTAAGGACAATGGCAAATTGTTTACCATTCAATGCAGTATATGACGGCGAAAATTACGACAGGGTATATAAAGCCGAGGACTGGGCATGGTATTTTGCTACATTCATTGCAAACGGTATTTTCCCAAAACCGAGCGACGGGCTGCAAGTGATTGCGTACAGTGGCATGGAAATAAAGGTAAATGCGGGTTTTGCGTTTATTAACGGGTATGCCTTTAAAAACCCAGCCAGCCACAGTATAAGGCTTGACATGGCAGAGGGTGCGCTTAACCGTGTAGACAGAGTGGTAGTGCGTTGGGACTTGCCGCAGCGTGATATTTACATAGCGGTACTGAAAGGCACACCGTCTGCAAAACCACAGCCGACAGCAGTAACACGTAGTACGGAAATATGGGAGCTGGCGCTTGCGGATATTTACGTAGGAAAAGGTGTTACAAAGATACAGACCAAAGACATAACAGACCAGAGATTTAATAGCAGCGTGTGCGGTATTGTAACTGGAACGGTGGAAGAGATAGACGCAAGCGTACTGACAAAGCAGTTTGACGACTTCTTTAAGACCTATAGCGCAGCGGTGCTGGACGAGTTTAGCGTATACAAGCAGAATATGGAAAAGTACCTTAAGGACATTGCCGGGGTATATGAGCAATACGTAAGCAAGACAGAGAGCTTATTTGCAGAATATGAGAATAAGTTTAGCGAGCGTTATACCAGCTTTGAGAGTACCTTAGATAAATGGGACGAGGAACTTTTAAGAGCCTATACAGAATTTATGGCAAAAATTCAGCTTTTCCAGACAGAGGCAGAAGCCGAGTTTAATACATGGTTTGAGGGCATTAAGGACAAGCTGGGGGAAGATATTGCAGGCAGTCTGCAACTGCAAATTGAAGAACTGGCAGCCACGATAGACGGGATGCGGCAGCAGGCAGAGGAAAGCGGAAAGGAAACAAAAGAGGCGCTGACAGAGCTTGACAAGAGGCTTACTGCGGTAGAAAACGGCTGGGGTATCAATTATAACCATGATGCAGTATTAGGCTTGTGCTATATGGGTGCAGCATGGTTGAGCCAGCATTACGAAAGAACAGAGGAAACGGCAGTATTAGGAGTTGCATATATTGGTAATTCCTATCTTGCAAATACATTTTAGGAAAGGCGGATACTATGAAAGGATTTCCAAAGACATTAAAAACAAAAGCGGATTATTACAACTGCCTTGCAATGGTAGCAGCTGGGGAACTGGACGCAGCGGACTTAGAAAGAAAAATTGAAAGTCTGGAAAAACAAAGGTATATCCAGTGCGCCGTAGTAGAAACTGCGCCGGAGAAAAAGGCGGTAACAATTTATTACTGCGCAGAGGCGGCAGAGGGCATGGTATTTGATGCGGACGGAGTGACTGGGACGGTAACGGCAGTTACGCATATTCAGAGCGAAAAAGCAAGGGAAATGGAAGAAAACGGGAACGACAGAACCGTATTAACGCTGTCTAAGGGCGTAGAGGCGGCAGGCGGTGTAATTGCGCTGGAAACGGCAGCAATGGTAGCAGGAATGACAGCAGACGATATTAAGGCACTGAAAGGAGTTTTAAAACAGTATGAGTAGATTATTGGTGGACGACGTAACAAAAACAGACCGCAGGGCGCTTTTGAATGTAAATAAAATGGCAACAATCAGCGACATTGTAGCGCCGACAAGAGAGTATCTGCGTGCAAGCGGCGCAGACGAGCTGACAGTAGAGAGCGGCTGCGTAATTGCTGTAGGCGGCGCAGGCATCTTTAAGACCGCAGAAACGAAACTTACGGCGGCTAATCTGGATGCTGGGGCAACGTTTGCCGTTGGAAATGATTACTATGTGTATATCTGCGACAGCAGGGTAGATGCGCAGGACGAGCAGTATGTTATTTCCCTTAACTCTACATATCCGAGCGGCTGGAACGCAAGCAACAGCCGTAAAATTGGCGGTTTTCATTATGGACGCTGCCGTAAGGTAAACAGCAACTTACAGCCAGTAAACAGCAGCGGTGCGCTTTTCGGTACTGGCTGGGAAAGTGCAGTAAGCAACGGGATTGTACCACGCAGCGTATGGACTATGGGACACCGCCCAAAATGCAACCCGGAGGGAATGGTATATTTAGGCGGTGGCACATGGGTAGACATTTACCTTAATTCAGACGACGGGGCAGAGGGCTTAAAATCAGAGTATAATTGTGCGCCTATGACTGGCACAGAGGGCATGAACTGGTACAGATTTACAGAAAGGCTGATGAAGAGCGGCAAGCGTATGCCGGATTACAGCGAGTTTTGCGCCTATGCTTTTGGCAGCCCGCAGGGATTGGCAGAGAATAATACAAACGCATGGAGTGCAAGCTCAAATACACAGCGTGGAGTAACAGGCAGCGTAGTAAATGCAGTTTCTGCCGTGGGCTGTGTAGATGCCGTAGGGCGTGTATGGGAATGGCTTAACGATTTGATTACCAGAGCAGAACACGTAACAAATAAAGATTACCATGCAAGCGAGGGCTGGGGCTGGGACTTAAAAAGCCCGTTACGTGATGAGGGTACAAAGTACGACGTTGGTAATATCTATCAGTATTACGCGTATTCTTTGGCGGCGCTGTTAGCGGGCGGCCACTGGGACAATGGCGTTCATGCGGGCGCACGTGCCGTGGATTGCAACAATTCCCCGTGGAATGTCAACACGCCGATCGGCGTGCGTGGGGCGTGTGACAGTCTGTAGACGGCGGGCGAAAGCCCAGCCGCTACAAGAGGGTTGAGAAATGACGACCAGAGATAAAAGCGACAGACTACACCAGAAAATATATGATTTTCTGCTATACATTTATCCATTGCTAAGCAAATATCCGAAGTATGAAAAATTCAGCCTACAGACAGCGACCAGAAACGCAATACTGGAAATGCTGCAAGACGTTATCAAGTGGCAGAAAACGGCGACGAAAAGCCACCTATATGCAGCAGATACAGCATTGCAGCAAAGTAAGGAATTGCTGCGGCTGGCAAATGACTTAGGATATAGCGCAATGAACGCCCAGCATTACGGCGTAAGCTGTAGGAAACTAAAGGGGCTGGGCGTAATGCTGGCAGGGATTATGGAGGAGGTAAAGGCTACAAAGTAGCGTGAATATGGGGCAGCTGCTTGCTACGGCCCTTTGGCGGCGCTGTTAGCGGGCGGCCTCTGGTACGATGGCGTTCATGCGGGCGCACGTGCCGTGTGTTGCTACGGTTGCCCGTGGAGTGTCAACGCGCCGATCGGCGTGCGTGGGGCGTGTGACAGTCTGTAGACGGCGGGCGAAAGCCCAGCCGCTACAAGAGGGTTGAGA